AACATGATGACGATGAGCAAGCCTGGCGATACTAAAAAAGTCATTTAACGAATTAGGGGATAAAAATGTCTTTAGAAGATCTAAGTTTTGAACAGCGTGACGAATTAGCTTTGCTAATGAAGGATATGGCTGAGAATCCATCCACTCGCAAGGAAGTATTGCGTTTGACTAAGAAACTCCGCCCTAATATGCCAATTCCTGAACTGGAGATTGAAGATTACACTGAAAAGAAAATCAACAATGCAGAAGAACGGGTAGCGCAGTTAGAAGCCAAGTTGCGTGAAAAAGATGCTATTGGTGAGCTTAAAATGCGTAGAGATAACTTGTACAAGAAGGGCTTAGCCCATTCTGAAGAAGATATACAAGAAATCGAAAAGCTGATGCTCAGCAAAGGAATGACCAATCACGAAACAGCAGCAGAGTATTTTGATTGGATGAAACAAGCTGCCGTGCCAACACCTTCAGGTTACAATCCAAACCCATTGAAAGGTTTTGACCTTTCTAAGTTTTGGAAAGATCCAAAAAGTGCAGCACGCAATGTGGCAGCAGAAGCATTAGGTGAGTTGCGTAAAAACACTCGCCCAATAGGGTATTAGTAGTAGAGGGGATATTTTAATTTTTGTTTGGAGATAAACCATGCCTATAGGTGGCGGAATTCTTCCAGCGTCAGGTTCTTCGCAATACAATGAGTTGACTTATGTTACTCGTAGAGCGTTTATCCCCAAGCTGGTAGTACAACTTTATAACAGCACACCCCTGATGGCTGCTTTGATTGCTAACAGTCAACAAGCCTCTGGTGGTGTATCCCAAGTAACCGTTCCAGTTCAAGGCGCACAGTTTGTTAATGCCCAATGGTCTGACTATTCTGGTTCGTTTAACCAGCCGTCAGTTCAGCAAGGTGCTTTCAATGCTGAGTTCAACCTTAAACTGATGATTGCTCCAGTACCATTCCTCGGAATGGAAGGTGCAGTTCAGCAAGACTATGCAATTATTCCTCTCATTGAAGCACGCATGAATGATGCTACCAATGTGATGATGGATGCTATGGCTACTGCCCTGTATACCAATACTACGAACACTCAACAGTTTATTGGTTTGCCTGGTGCAATTGATGACGGTACTAACATGGTTACCTACGGTAACATCAATAGAACTACCTATACTTGGTGGAAATCGAAGGTGTATAACGCAGGTTCTGTGAACCCAACTCGTCAAAACATTCTCCAGTACATTTCAGGTACTGTAAAGAATGGCGCTGAAGTTCCTACTTTTGGCGTATGCGGATTTGGTACATGGACACTTTTAGCCCAAGATTATGTGGGTCAAGAGCAATATGTTATTACCCCAGGTAACGGTTTCGATTCAGATGCTAACGGTCCTTCAGCAGCTTTTCGTGCTTTGATGGTCGCTGGTGTTCCTGTTTATCCAGATCCTTACTGTCCAGAAGGTACGGTTTATTTCATTAACTCGAATTACTTGAGTCTTTACATTCACGATCAAGGTTCATTCGTATTTACTGGCTTTGAATCGACTCTCCCTAATTGGCAGATTGGTTATGTTGGCGCTGTCTTGATGATTGCCGAATTGGTAAGCGTTAAGCCGAAGTCAATGACCAGGGTATCTGGCTACAACTCTATTTCATTATAAGGAGAACTAGTCATGGCACTCGGTCTAAATAAGATTTTAGTAACAGGCACTTATGCAAATACTGCTGCTGCATACTACCAAGCAGTTTCCAACATTACCGTCACTACGGCTGGTAATGTGGTTCCTGCTGGTACTTACATGGCATTTGCAACCGCCAATGTGGTAATTCAAGCTGTATCGAATTACAACGCTACTTCTGATGTGGCTACATTCTCGAATGTATACCCCATTAACTCTGGTGGCGTTATCATTTCTGACGGTATTAATGTGCAACTATTGGCAACCACTAATACTTCAGTGCAATTGATTACTGTCAATGGCGGTCAAGCTGTTTCAAGTACCTACGCTAGTTAAGGGGAAAGATAATGGCTAACCCCAACTCGGTAGGCGAACTACGGCTTGATAGCTTTGGCAATGTAAAAGTTGCCTTTGCTACAGCCGTATCTTTAGCTTCAACAGGTAATGCAATAGCTAACTTGTCATTTGCAACTGGTGGTCTAACCAATGGTGGGGCAGTTTCCAATTCGGGTCAAATTATTGTAAGAAAAATTACAATCACTAGCCCTGTTGGTTCAGTTGCGTCAGGAAATGTGGGAATCTATACTAGCTCTGATGGTAATGATGCTAATTTGATTACTGCAAATACTGTTTTAACTGTACTGTCAGCAGCAGGTCGTTATCTTGATGTTCCGATTACTGGCGCTTATGGTGCTAATACCGCTATCTCTGGATCTACGACTTCAGCATTATTTGTTAAGGTCAACACTGCTTCAGGCAACGCAAACACCGTCAACATTAGTGTTTATGGTGATGTAATCAGCTTCTAATGTCTAGTATATTTGTAACCAACCATTCCGACAAACCATTGAAAGATGGCTTTGCTGGAGTGGTTTATGATTTTTTACCTGGCACAACAGTCGAAGTTCCAATTGAAACTGCCAAGCATATTTTTGGTTATAAAGAAGAAAACAAGGAAGTTTACTTGGCACGGTTAGGGTGGATAAAAACTTCCAACGATTTAGATACAGGTTTTGAAATCTTGTCTAAATGGGAGCTATCTACTGAACCTCCAAAAAAGAACCAATCGTTATCCCCGTTGGTGGAAAGAGTACCTCTCCCTTCTTCAAAGAGGGGTGGGGGAAAAGTCCTACAGGCTGTAGCATGAACTATGGATACTAAACTATGGCTACGCTTAATTCCTACATTACTGAAGTGCAGAGATTACTGCATGATGCAAACGCTAACTTTTACAGCACATCACAGTTAACCGATTACATTAACTCTGCACGGGAGCGAGTTGTCCGTGATACAGGGTGTCTTAGAACGATTCAAGTAACTCAAGTTCCTTGCGCTGTACCTCCTGGCAATACTATTAATGGTGCAACACCTGCTAATCCTACACCTTGGGTAGCGGATACCGTTGTTGTTGCTAATACTTTTATTTATAGCAATATCTATATATATCAATACATTACAGGCGGAACTTCAGCTTCTACTCCACCTCCTTATCCTGCTAGTGGCTACAATTACCCACCAAGCACTGCTTTTGCTGATGGCACGGCTACCTTGCAATATGTTGGCGATACAGAAAATATTTATTACGCTTCCTTGCCACAAGGTTTAAATACCTTAGATATTGTCAACATTAATTTGTATTGGGGTAACTCTCGTATTCCAATGGATTACATGGCTTGGTCTAACTTTAATGCCACCATGCGATTCTGGCAAAACAATGTGAGCCGACCTATTGTTTTTAGTATTTATGGACAAGGCAATATCTATGTCGGTCCTGCTCCAGATCAAGTTTATCAAGTTGAGATAGATACCGTTATTTTGCCAACGGCTTTAGTACAAACAGCGCCTACAGCAGTTGATCCGATTGCCGATCCTTATACTTCTGCGGTCAAGTTTTACGCAGCATACCTTGCTAAGTTTTATGAGCAAAGTTATGGCGAATCAGAAATTTTTAAACAAGAGTATCTAAAACAAGCTAATTCGATTTTGAATAGCACCTTTACTCGTAGGATTCCAACCGTATTTAGCACACCTTAATTCATCATGGCTGCGGCAGAACAGAAAAAGTCGTATCAGGTCATTAAGCAGTTTAAAGGGCTTAATACCAAAGCAAACCGCACCGCCATTGGTGAGGATGAGTTTTCGTGGCTAGAAAATGCTCAACCTGTTGGTTTTGGAAACTTAAAGATTACTCCAACCCAAGCTGTAGTGCGAGATTCTAGCAACAATGCGGTAGTCTTTTCTAATACGGTTACGCATTTTGCTTCTGCCAGTTTAAATGTTACCGACTATGTTTTAGCCTTTTTATCAGATGGTTCAGCGCAATATTTTGATATTACAACAAACACTAAAGGCAATATTGCTGTAGCCAATACCTTTTCTAATGCAGGTATTCAGGTTAGCCAATACAACAATGACCATATCCTGATACTCGATCAGTCTAGGGGTTTATACCAATGGGATGGCAACAACACCACTAGCATTGGTTCCGTTGGCTTAGTAGCCATGGTTAATTTTGGTTCTGGTTACAATAC